TGAAGTTTTAGTATCTTCATCAAATCTATTTGTACACAATTCAATTGCTTTAAGTTTATTACTAAAGATAGAGTAAGCTTGTACAATATGTACTAATCTTCTGGTAGATATAATCTCATCTACACCACCATCAAAGTAAGTTTTTCTGATAACATCCGCCCATGTAACAAGTTTGTTAACATAGTTAGTATCTTTTTTACCAGTAGCTTCTAAAGTATTATTTAGAATTTTTTCCTCAGTCTTAGCATTTGGATATCTTTGTTCAAATGTAACCGGAAATCTCTCTAAGAAAGCTTCGTTAAGGATATTAGTACCGATAAACTTACCATCTTCGGAACCTTGACCTTTAGTATTGGCAGTTGCCACTACGTTAAAACCGTCTTTTGGTTTTACAAATTTGTTAATTTTTTTAACAAACACTCCTGATCCTTCTAAGATAGGTTGTAAACACATAATTTTATTAGAAGCTAAATCAATCTCATCTAATAAAAGAAGAGCGCCTCTCTCCATGGCTTCAATAACTGGACCGTTTTGCCATACAGTTTGGCCGTCTTTTAATCTGTAACCACCAAGTAAATCGTCCTCGTCGGTTTCAATTGTAACGTTTACTCTGATACATTCTTTTTTAGCCTCAGCACATGCCTGCATTACAGACATTGTTTTACCATTACCAGATAAACCAGTAATGAATATAGGATAAAATTTACCAGATTTAATAATAGATTTAATATCTGGGTAGTTACCAAATGGAACAAACACTGGATCTTTTTTAGGCACAATGTCGCCTGTTAAAGAAGATACAATATAAGCGGCTTCTTTTTTAATCTCAGTATTATTAGTTGATTCAACGGCAACAGTTTTTTTAATATCACCATCTAAAGGTAATCTAAAAGTCGCCTTATCAACTTTGTATTGTTTATCTTTAATTAACCATTGTGGAGCGTATTTACAACCAAATTTTTTGTTTGCTTGTATCAACTCTTTTTTAGTTAACACATCTTTATTAAATAGGCTATAAGCGTATTTAATGTACTCACGTTGTTTATTGTTTAGCATAATATAATAGTCCTTTTTTTATTGTTTATACATATAATATAACACACAATTGTGTCAAAATTATGTCTTTTTTTAAAGAAAAAATGCTTTAAATTCATAAGCTTAAGCAATTTGTTCTATAAATTTGTTTAATAATACTCTGGAATATAATCTTCCTTTCATAGATTGAGTAAATATTTTTTTAATTTCATTAGCGGTATTGTCGCTATTGATAGAACTTAAATCTGAGTTTTGAATATTCATATCTTTAGCATTAACTACATAATAAGAATTGTAACCATCTTTAGATATTTCTATTACTTTATCTTTTAAAAATTGTTTTCTAAGTTTTTCAAAATTTGGATTGTGTTGGTATTTGCCATTAACTTGTATATATTCATTTACAAATTGTTCAAAAGAATTTCTATTAACTCTTTTAGATAAGTAAAAACCAATCGTAGTAACATTATATTTTGATTGCATTATTTTTAATAAGGTAGATGTAATTGCTGTTCTATTAGAAGTATAACGAGTTTCATTACATGCTGTTGTATAGTTTTTCTTACCATCTTTAATAATTGTTATAGCTCTATAATTATCAATATGAATTTTACCAGCTGGTTTAGTGTTATCTATATTATAAGCAGCACCTTCTGAATTAGTTTCACCATCTGTAAGAGTAATAAATGAAAGTTTTTCTACTTTATATTTTGATTGAAATAAAGGTACTAATTTATTACACATTATAATAGCTTCATTTAAAGGTGTAGATGTTAAATGATATTCTTGGTCTACAGGAATTGGATAACCTTTATCTTCAATTTCGCTTCTTGCAGTAAGAAAACCTCTGTTAAAATAATTGGCCATTTTATAAAGGTGTAATAATGCTTCATGTAATACTGTTTTTTTCATTCTATGACTAGCAACATTTACTAAATGAGACTTTTCAGCATACATATTGCCATTTTTGAATTTAAAATATTCTTTTGTATCATCTTTTTTGTCTTGTACATCTTTAAACAAATACACTTCAAAAGGTATATTAATTTTTTGACAAAACCAAACTAGATTACATAATTGTTGAACTGTCTTATTCATAAGATCACACATTGATCCTGACCAATCAAGTAACATAATCATACCATGATTTTTACTATTAGGTAGTACTGTTAATCTTTTAAAGATATCATCGCTGAATTTATAGTTTTTTAATTTAAGAGAATCAATAACACCTGTTTTGTCGGTAGTTGCTCTCTTATAAGCAGTAGCTGCTTTTTTCATTTCAAATTCTTTAACCAAATACATTACAGTTTTTGAACTATCTTTTTTAAATTTTAAGAAATCTTGTTTAATCCAATTCCAATACATTTGATAATGTTTAGCGTTAGGCTGTTTAAAATAAAAATTATTATTATTTCTCATATCTTTTAAAAATTGTTCGTAAGATACTAATGCGTTTTTAAGATTAGGTTCAGGTAATGTAGCGTATCTGTAAGATTTTGTTTTATCTAATAATTGTTCTTTTGACTGTTCAAATGTTTTATCAGTAATACAATCTAAAGCAGTATCAACTCTAACATTATCGCCGCCAGCGCCGTTAGGGTTACCAACTGAAGAATTGCCTTCTTGTTTATCTTTATTAAAATCTGATTCGTTTCCTTCACCATTTTGTGATTCTTGTACTTTAATTTTTTTGCCATTTTTATCTAGTTTATAATTTTTAGCTATTGTGTGTTTATCAAATTCTGGTAACATAGATAATTGTTGTAATTGTTTTTCTTGCCATCCATATAATTCTTTAGCAATTTTTAATACATCATTAAATGTTTTAATGTTATCAATTTTATCTACCCATACTTGCTCTTCTTTTGAGAAGTTAATTTTTAATTTTTTAGAAGATTTATAATACATATTAATTTTATCAATCAACATTAAATCTGTATTTAAATTTTTACCTTTTAAACCAAAAAAGTTATCTTTCATTAATACTTCAAAAGCATTAATATAATTTTTTATAATACCTGGATATTTTTTTTGAATTAGTTTATCAATTCTTGTATCTTCAATAACGTTAACGTAAGCTCTGTATTTTGGATCTTCTAACTTAGACCATGCTTTCATAGGTGTATGTAAAGCGTGTGAACATTCGTGTGCTGTTAACATGTCATAAACATCACCTTGTGGTTTTTTGAATATTGGTAAAGTAACAATACGATTTTCTAAATCAAACGAAGCTGTTTTTACGTTGTTATGTTCTACTGATAAATTTTCTGTAGCGAATAATTTTGCTAATTGAGACTTTGATTCGATATTTACTTTATTAATTTTAACCATACATATAATATAACACCATTAAATACAAAACGCAATGGTTATGATTAAATTTAAAACGCTTTAAAATCAATGACTTACGGAAGATTGTGTCAAAATTGTGTCAAGGTCGCTTATCGGCCTACTTGAAAAAGGTATTTTTTCTTGGTTTCTTCCCAATTTAAGTAAATAATGTCATCATAGAAATGACTTTCTTTTGATACTCTACCTTGTGCTATTAAAGATTCTATTCTTTTCTTTGCATATTTTGTTTTCCATATATGCGTTAAAGCTTCTGTTGAGTTATCAAAGGCTCTTACTAACTTATCTTCTTTAATTTCTTCTCTTAAATATTCTTTTGTATTTTTAAATAGTTCACTAAAGTAAATGCCTCTTGCATGTTCTGATTTAATAAGTTTCTTATCTATACCTAATTGACTATATGTAAAAGTATGACTTCTATTTCTATGATCTCTTTTGTGTGGTTGTCCACTTGGCTTCGTTGCAATGTACCATTCAAAGTATTTTCTAGTATGATTTTTCATTAACCATTGTTGTATAAGTTTTCTTGTTGATCTTTCTGTTTCAAATGATACTGAACCTGCTGTCCAACCCATTTTCTTCCAATGATCTAATCTATCGTATTGTGATAATGGTATTGTTTTTGTTTTACCATATAAAGATGTTGTTGTAACGCCTACAAGTTTATCACCATATTGTTTCTTCCACGTTTTCTCAACTGTATCTGATAAACATAATAGTGCTAATAATTTACCACCAACTAAGTTATAACCTAGTGGTTGTATAGGTACAATCGTACTACCAATACAAGTATGATTGATCATTCTTTGTGTTTTTGTTTCTCTATCCCAACCTATATAATCATCTCTTGGTGTTAAATCTAAAAAGTCTGAGGACATACAAGTAACGCCTAGATACTTTTCTGTTTTTTTATCTCTTATAATAAAGTATAAATTTCTACCAATGTTACTATTGTTTTTCATTGTAGAAAGAAATGTTCTTAATGTATTCCAAATGGCTGGTAATTTCTTACCTGTTACTGAACCAACTTTACCCTCGTTATTGACCTCTGTGTAAATAAGTTCTGGTTCTAAATTTAAATACTCCATTGGATCCTGTGGATTCCAAAAGTTATTTTTTACTTCTTGTATGATGGCACCTTGTTCAGGATCTGCTAATGCTGGCCTGTCATCAAAAAAACTATTTGTTTCTATAGTAGGATATTTTTGATGTATTTCACACCATTTTTGATATAGTGTATATTCTTTTACATTCATAACAGATACAAAAGATAAATCTTTAATAACTATATCTTTAAGTTTATCTGTATCTATATCTGGTATTTTATCAAGTGGATTGGTATCTTGCCATTCTTTCCATTGATTTTCTATAAATGGATCTAATTCTTTTTTAACGGCCATAATATAAGTATATACTAATTTATTTCAAAAGTCAAATTATTCTTTACTTGGTATGAAATTTTCACCATGCTCTTGTCGTATTACTTCTTTTTCAGACCATTGTAAATTTTTACTTCTGTTTATAGAGGCAGCGCCTTTTGCAATACCAGGTTTTAGTTCTTTAATTTTACCGCCTTTTTCTAAAAACTCTTGCATAAGTTTGTCTCGTTCTTCTTGCGACATTTTAGGTTTACCTATCTCGTCTGTATAACTAGCCATTAGACTTCTCCTTTCTTTTTTGTACTTTGGTTATTTCTTTTTGTGCTTTTTCATAAGCTAAATCCAATTTTAACTTACTTGCTTTTTCAGTGAATAAAAAGCCAAACATGTGGTCATATTCGTGTTGAAAAATTCTACTCATCATACCATCTAAATGTGCTTCTTTTAATACACCATCTTCATCTTCAAATTTTGCAACGATTTTTCTTGGTCTTTTTAATGATAAAAATAGAAAAGGAAAAGTTAAACAACCTTCTTTCATTAATACTTCTTCTTCGCTTTTTTGAATAATGACTGGATTAAATACTGCAACTTTTTTGCCTTGTTCTAGTTGTGGATGCCCTCCAAATACAAACATATTAAAAGGTAAACCAACTTGATTGGCAGATAGTCCTAATCCACCGTACTTGAACATAGTATCAAACATGGTATTTGTTAATTCTTTTCTATCTTTAAAATCGTGTTCTTTCAACATATCATCTGTAAATGGTGCTATTGCTGATTGTACTCTTGGATCTGTTGGCGGTATTAATTTAAGTTCTTTAGGCATTCTGTAACCTCGTAAAATTATGCTCTTTATCAAAGCGGATTATGTTTGTAAATTTATCAAATAAAATATCTCCTTTATGAGATATAATAAAGATGTTTTCTTTTGGCATTGATTTGATAATCTTAAAAAAGTCATCTGTTCCTTGACCATCTAAACTACCATCAAATATTTCATCCAGTACTAATAGATTTGTATTGGTACTATTTTTCATTTTAGCGATTGTTCTCCATGTAAATAGTAATGCTAAATCTATTCTCATCTTTTCTCCTTCGCTAAAATTATTATAATCAAATGTATCTCTATGTCGGCTTTTGACTGTTTCATTAAATTCTTCATCCAAATGAAAAGATATAAAAAAATCCATTGATTGTAAATACTGATTGATTAATGTATTCATAATAGGCAAATACTTTTTAATAATTTTGGCTTTTGCTCCTTTGTCGTTTAATATCTCTCTTACTACATCTACATATTGTTTTTCTTCAGTTACTTTATCTAACGATACTTTTGATTCTTCTAGTTCTACCTTTAATTTATCTAACTGTTGTTGTATATTCTTACCATCCGATTCTTTGTTTTCTAACAATAATATTTCTTCATGTATTTTATCACTATATTTTTTAAGTTCATCTACAGAAGTATTGATCTTTGCAATCTCTACGTTCAATTCATTTACTTTTTGTGATACTTCATTTAGTTCGTTTACTTTTGTTTCTGTTTTTATTATTTCAGATAACAAATCTTTTAATCCACTTTCTAATTTGTGTATTATTTTACTTTCATTATCTATTTTAGTAGATTTAAATTCTTCATTAATAGATTGAGTACACTCTGGACATGTATCATTATTATGAAAAAACTCTAATGTTCTTTTATGTTTTAATAGATTGTTTTCAATTTTTGCTTCTAATTTAGATAATTGATTGGCTTTTGCATTAACGGTATCTCTTTCTACCAAGTTGTTTTTATTGTTCTCTATTTCAACATTTAATAAAGTAATTTTTTTAAGATACTCTTGTAAATCTTTATTATTTTTATCTAATGTATTTTTTTTATAATCTTTATCATCTATGTTACGACCTTGTAATTCTTTAAAGTGTTTTGTTTCTAATTCGTATTTGGAAGTAATTAAATCACATTTGTGTCTTATCTCTGTTATATTCTTTTGCAAATCTGATTGTTGACTTCTTAATATTAAATCCATTAAACCAAACACTCTGATATCTAAAATTTCTTCTACAACCTCACGTCTGTATCTTGGTTTCATTTTCATAAATGGTTCATACGAAGAAGAACCTAATATAACAACTTGTATAAACGATCTGTAGTTTAATTTCATTATATTAGCCTCTAAATATTTTTGATAATCAATACTAGAAGCATCTTGATTTACTAATTCGCCATCTGAATATATTTCAAATTTATTTGGTTTGATGCCTCTTGTTATAACATAGTTCTTTGTTCCTACTGTAAATTCTACAGTTACTTCGGCATCAGCATCATTAATAGTATTAACTATCTGTTCTTTCTTAATCATTCTAAATGGTTTGTTAAATAAAACAAAACATAAGGCATCAAGTAATGTTGATTTGCCACTACCATTTGTTCCTATAATAAGTGTTGTTGGTGCTTTGTTCAATTCTATTTCTATTGGAGTATTACCAGTAGATAAAAAGTTTTTCCATTTAATTTTTTTAAATACTATCACGTTTCACTAGCCTCTACATATAATTCTTTTGCAAATTTTTTTAATTTAGTTTTATCTAATGTTGTATCTATTTGATCAATATAATTACCTAAAAATGTTAATGTATCTTCTCCTTGATCTAATATATCTTCTTTGACTGTGGCTGTTATATCAGAAGTTAAATCTTCTATAATATTTAATTCATATACGTTTATTTCGTTATGAAATCTGTCGGCCAACTTATCAAACATATCTACATCTGTTTTATTTGATATAAACAACTTAACAAATGTATTTTCAAACTGCGTTAAATCTTTTTTAGAATAATCTTCTTGTTTATCATTGTAAATTAATTTCTTGTGTATTCTTAATGGATTAGGCACTCTTATAAGTTCTCTTGTCTCTGTATCAAATATATGAAAACCTTTTGGACATTTATAATCAGACCATGTAATCTCATAAGGCGAACCTAGATAGTAAACATGTCCATCATCCGATTTCTTATGAAAATGTCCTGATAATACTTTTTCAAATCTTTTAAATAAAGACTTATCTAATCCTTGTTCGTTAACATGACCTTTGTGCATTTCGAAACCTTTTATCTCTAAATGTCCCATAACTATTTGTGCTGTAGAACTTTCTATTGCATGTAAAGATTCTTCCATAATATCATCACAAATCCATGGTAAAAACAATATATCAAGTCCATCAAATGTAACCGTTTCTGATTTTGTATAAACTTTAGTATTTTTTGGTATATTTAAATTTTGTAATGCGTTTACTTCATTTGTATTTTTATAATACGTGTCGTGGTTACCTAATAGAATATGTATGTTTAAATTTAATTCTTCTATCTTGTTCCAAAAATTTAATTTAAAGTTGTAAGCTGTATTGTGATTAATAAACTTTCTTCTATCAACCACATCGCCTAGATGAATTATAGTTTTGATATTGTTCTCTTGTAAATAAGGAAAGAAAACTTCCTTGTAAAATTTGTTAAAATAATCTATAAACGCAGGAGAATCATTTCTGGCTCCCCAATGCGTATCATTTATCAACGCAATTTTCATACTAACTTAATAAAAAATAATCTAATTTTCCTTTTTTATTATCTTTCTTTTTTTTCAACTTTTCTTTTTCTTTTTTTATTTCCCTATATGTTGTTAAACTTTCAATCTTAGGTTCTTCAATTGGCAAATTCTTTTTTAAAAACTCTGTAAACTGATTATGAAATTCTCTATCTTCACCGGGTTGTAAAGCCATATCATCAAAATTAGAATCTAACAATAGTTTATGTTTAATTGTCGTTTGTTTTTTTTCTTTTTGTATTCTTCTTATAAAAGCATAATAGATAATTTGTGTAAAGTATGCAAATGGATTGTTTGATTTATCAGGATCAAAGTTATCCAAATATTGTAAACAATTTTCTATACCATCCGATATCATGTCGTCTCTAAACGTATAATTAATAAAATTTGGTCTATATGATAAATGATTTGCTATTTTTAAAAAACAAGTTCCAATATAATCTGGTACTCTAGGATTTGATTGTCCATTTTTTTTTGCTTGTTTACACATTTTTTTATAAACAATCATTGCCGCTAAAAATTCTTTATTACTAACGTAATGTTCTTTTGATTTTTTTGATGTTGTCATAATTTAAATATACTATAGTTTGTGTTATTTGTCAATCACTTATCTACTTATTGTTAAAAAAAATTTCGTTCCAGGATGTATTGACTTTTTCTCTTTTCTGTATATAATAGGCGTGTAGCCTCTTTGATGGGAATACTCCAAGTTAATGGATGGACTTTTTAGGATCTCTAAATGAGTCCCACAGTTTATTATACTCATCATTTTCTTCTTCCGACAATTCTTCATATTCTAATTCACCTCGTTTAGGTGTTACAATCTTCTCATACTTTTTAGATACCTCTAAATAACTCTTAGACATCTCGTCAGTGGCATTTGTAATTGTAACAATTTTATCTTTTGGAATAGTTATAATTTGGTCATTTGTATAACCGACCCATTTAATTAATGCGATATAATCTTTAAGACCTCTTGGTGTTAATTGTGATACGTATTTAATTTGTAACGGCTTTTCTAAACGCAATAAGGGAGTTCTATCTGGCAACTGTTCTTTTGCAAGACTACAAACAATGTCGTCTCCGTTAATTAGTTTTATTATTTTTATTTGTTCCATTGTTTAATTCTACGTTATGAATTTCGTAATTAAAGTTTTCACCAGTGTATATATTTATTCTTTCTCTGAAGTGTTGTAATGTATAATTCTCTTTACCGTTGTATGTAAGATCATCTGCTATATCATATAGAGTAGCGGCCGAATTATTATCTTTTAAACGAAGGCCTCTACCAATAGATTGTAAATTTCTTATTCGAGATTTACTTGGACTTGCAAAAACAATATTATGTAAATTTCTTATATTAATACCAGTACTAAACGTTCCGTAACTGGCGATTATAATTGCGTTATCAGATTTTTCAGTTATAAATCGTATCTTTTCTCGTTCTTCAGCCTCTACACCACCATGAACGAAAAATACTTTTCTATCATCTGCTTTATCTTCTACAAGTTGTTTTAATATAACACCATGTTTTTCTACATATTGAAACAATACT